CACATGATGAACCTTCGAAAGAAGGTTCGCGCACGAAACTCAGACGGTACGCTCAAAGCAGATGACCCTTCCACACCTGATGTAAATGAGGCATGGGAAGAAAAACCTGTTAAAAAAAAGCGTGGTCGTCCACCTAAGAAAAAGGATTGATAGATGAACAGTTTATCTCAGATTTATCAGGTCAGTCGTCGTGAATCAGGTTTTGCTGTTCTTGGTCCTCATAGGCTTAAAGAGTTTTCACTTGTAGGAACAGCAAGCGCTGGTAAGTTAACTGTATATGACACAAAAGAGTTTTCACTTGTAGGAACAGCAAGCGCTGGTAAGTTAACTGTATATGACACAGACACAGCTCCTGTATCTGGCACTTATGGTCAATCAAGTACAACAGTCACAGTCACAGACACTACTCACGGACTTTCGACAGGTGACGTTGTGGGCATTTGTTTTGAAACAGGAACAGGTGGGACAGCTACATCTGGTAATTATAGCATAACTGTAGTTGATGCAGATACTTTTACTATCACGATGCTGAATGCAGATACGATCACTGGTGATCCAAGCTGTCATTATGTTGCCAACAGCGGATCTCAACAAGAAAAACCAAAACGGTGGTTAATGTGTAAAAACATTGCCGCTAACGATACGTTTGCAAACGTGTTTCAAATTCCTAACAGTGGGTTTTTAACGAGATTAGGCACATACTTCTTAATGACTAATCTGTCTGAAGCAGATGTATTTTACGAGTAGATCGCACAAATCAAAGATGGCTCAGAATACATCTGGGCCATTTAACAAAATTATGGTTGAGGAGTCTATTTAATGGCGACTTCAGGAACAGTGGCGTTTCGACCAAATGTTGAAGAGATCATCACTGAGGCATTTGAACGCTGCAATATAGATCCGCAAACCCAAACAGGCGATAGGGCTGTATCAGCGCGTCGTAGCCTCAACCTACTCTTCTCTGAGTGGGCAAACAGGGGGATTAACTACTGGGCGGTGGAAGAGCAAACACTGCCTCTGGTGAGCGGCACAACGTCTTACACACTGGCGGCAGGGACGATAGACATCATCAGCGCGGTGATCCGCGACAGTGGATCTGGTACAAACTCTGACCAGATCGTCAATCGCGTATCTATATCGGATTACAATGAGCTTCCAAACAAAAGCTCTCAGGGCAAGCCAAGCCAGTACATGCTAGACAAGCAAGACACGCCTGTCGCTTACTTCTGGCAAGTACCAGACTCATCAAACTACAGCATGGTCTACTGGGCAATCCGACAGCTCGAAGATGTTACGGCATCAAACCAAGATGCAGACATCCCATATCGCTGGAACGAATGCATCTGCGCTGGGCTTGCAAGTAAATTATCAATGAAGTTCGCACCTGAGAAGTTTGCGATGCTAAACGAGATGTACGAAAGAGCATTCAACTTTGCAGCGGCATCAGACAACGACGGTGTTTCTCTGAGGGTTCAGCCGACAGCGCTGAATTTATATTAATGGGCAAGTACGCAAGAGGTAAAAAATCTCAAGCGATAAGCGATAGAGGCGGTTTAAAGGTCAAATATACCGACCTTAAAACCACTTGGGATGGCTTGCGTGTATCTCCAGAAGACTGGGAGCCAAAGCATCCACAGCTTACCCCAGCCAAAAATGTTGTCGATGCCACGGCGCTCTTCAACCCACGTCCAGACAATGACCCAGAGAATGTCACATTCTTTGTTGGCTACAATTACGACATCTTTCTAGACCCACGTCAGCGTCCACCAGTTGGTGTGCCGGGCAAAGGATCTATTGGTTACATTTCAAGATCATCGCTTGAGTATGAGCTATCAGTTACTGGCGTGGCTGGGACAGGCGCTGTTAATGATATTGCGGCGATTGGGACAGTTGTTGACGGCGTTGCTGCCACAGGCGCGTTGGGTGATTACACACCTGAGTCTGAGCTAACAGAAACTGGCGTAGCTGGTGACGGTGAGGCTGGAACGGCAATACCAAACATTGTGATTGATGTAGATATTACAAATGGTGTGGCGGCTACTGGGGCGATTGGTGACTTCGACACAGCAACTGTTGCAACTGGACTTGCAGCAGTAGGTGCAATCGGAACATCAACACTAGAAACTGAACTTACACTTACTGGCGTAGCTGGCACAGGCGCAGTTCAAGCTCTTGGTAATGAATCACCAATTGCCCTAATCGAAGAGACAGGCGTATCTGGTACAGGTGTAGTTCATGTCATTGGTGAATCTGGTAACAGTGAGTTCCGTGTCCATGTAACAGGCATTGCTGGTCTTGGTGGCGTTGGAACAACAGGTATTGAAGAAGCTGTCTCTGAAGTTATTGAAACAGGTCTTGCTGGTACAGGTGCAGTTGGAACAGTTACAATTGCATACGGATATGGTAACAATGCTTGGGGCGATGGAACTTGGGGTAATGGCTCATGAATTACACACAGCTAGTAGCTAACATTCAAAACTTCTTGGAAGATGATAGCGCAGAGCTGTCAGCCTCTATTGATCAAATCATCGCACAGGCTGAAGAGATGGTTTATCAGCGCCTACCAAACTTGCCGTGTTTTAGAAAGACAACATCAGCAAGCCTTGTGCAAGGCACAGCAGATTACGTTGTCCCAGATGCGCGTATGATCCGACAGGTTTCTGTTATTACTTCTGGATCTGCATCATATCTCAATCACAGAATAGACTCATACCTTCGTGACTACTGGCCAAACTCTACAACAGAGGGTGTGCCAGAGATGTATGCAACTAAAACAGCAGCTACTGGTGGTACGACAATCACACTGGCCCCTACCCCAGACGCCACGACATCAACTTATCAAGTTGACTACATCGCACCAGAAACAGGTTTAAGTTCAGGTAACGCAAATACTTGGATTGGAGATAACGCAGAAAATGTGTTATTAGCAGCGTGTCTATATGAAGCATCAGCCTTCCTCAAAGCTGGAGAAACACTATCGCTTTATAAGACACAGTTTGACGAAGCAGTGCAATTATTTGTACAAGAAATGCAGCGAGACTATGCTGCTGAATATAACGGAGGCTTATAATGGCTATTACTCAAGCGATGTGTACCAGCTTCAANGAAGATCTTTTTAACAAAGAGATGGATCTTGGAAATGGTGGCGACGAAATCAAAATTGCACTGTACACTTCTAGTGCAACTCTAGGTGCAGCAACTACTGCATATACCACAACAAACGAAATCACAAATACGGCTGGATCAGCTTACACTGCTGGCGGCTATGTGTTGCAAAACCAAGTTGTGGATACAAGTGGTACAACCGCATATTTTGATGCAGACGATCCTGAGTGGACAAATGCATCTTTTACAACGGCTGGTGCTTTAATTTACAACAACACTTTAGCTGGCAATAATGCAATCGCAGTCTTGGACTTCGGTGGAGACTTTACAGTAACTGCTGGTACGTTCCGAATTGTNTTCCCAGATNCGGGTGCAACTGCTATTGTTCGTATCGANTAATATAAGGAAAAAANAGTATGGCTAGTACCTTTGACAATGACCTTCGCCTCGAAGAAATGGCCACTGGCGAGAACGCTGGCTCTTGGGGTACGAAGACTAATACTAACCTTGAATTGATAGCGGATGCATTCGGCTACGGCACATTCACGATTGCAGATGCTGATACGACACTTACGATGCCAGATGGCTCAGATACAGACAATGCTCTGCGTTCTTTGTATCTCAAGATAAGCTCTAGTGCGGATCTCACCACAACTAGAACGCTTACTCTTGCGCCAAACACAGTCAGCAAGCTGTGGTACATCGAAAACAACACAAGCGGTGGCCAGACAATCACAATAAGTCAAGGATCTGGCGCAAACGTCAGTATCTTAAACGGCCAAGCAAAGCTGATTGCGACTGATGGCGCTGGTGCTGGAGCGGCTGTGATTGATGCTACACAGGATCTGGCAATCCCAGACTTGTTTATCGATGATGATCTATCACTACAATCTGATGGTGCGATCATTAACTTTGGTGAAAATGCTGAAATACAGCTTACCCATGTTGCTGATACAGGGTTGTTGCTAACTGAAACTGGTGGTGGCGCTCCTACGCTGCAAATCCGTGACAGTGCATTGTCAATAAGTTCAAGTACAGATGGTCAGCTTGATATTGATGCGGATACTGAAATTGAGATTGTTGCGCCAACTGTTGATATTGATGCGTCTACAGAAGTTAATATTTCTGCTGATTTAAAAGTAGACACCGACACGCTGTACGTCGATAGCGCGAATAATCGGGTAAATGTAGGTAATGGTCGGAGCGGTGCAACAGCCGCGAGCAACGCAGACGACCTTGTTGTTGAGGCAAGTGGCGACGGCGGTATTTCGATCTTAAACCCTGCAACTAACACAGGCACGTTGTTCTTTGGCGATCCGTCAAATGGCAATATGGGCCAGATTAAGTATTCTCATACAGACGACTCAATGACAATTGTGACTGCACAAAACACAGCGATTCTGATCGACTCATCACGGCGGGTTTTGATTGGTGATACAAGTTCACAGGCCGTTTATGATGGCGGCACAGCAATTGATTCTAC